TCTTGATTATAAAAATTAAAGGCACGAGATAGGGCAGACTTATAATTAGTTAAGTCTGGAGTAATACCATGAGGTTCCGTTACAGTAATTCTACTCATCGACCTTCTCCTAGATTAAATCGAATCTCAGTAATTGCATCATAACGGAACGATCGCCATTCTTTCTTATCGATATCGTAAACAGGGCAAGTATCTTCACTTACGGTTTTAACTCGATCGGTTTTCTTTTCATAATCTAACGTCTTACCTTCTTGCAAGGTACAATTCATAATACGAATAGAACCATCTTTCTTACGAAAATGGATATTAACATAATGCATACGCAACACTCCACCTAACCATTCCCGAAATACTTTTCGCTCGTCTTCGTTTGCTTTAGAGTAATAGGTAGATTCATATGCACGGGTTTCAACTTGACTCATAATTAACTTCCAGTTCTCAAAAATAAAGTCTTACCATCAGTAGACTTTTGAAAGTCTTCGATGAAAACATGATGCTTATCATCAGATTCAATTATAGCTTTATCTGCGGCAGACCACAAGTCCCACCACTTAAGGTTACCGCCGGGTAGAGGAATAGATACTGCTCGCTCATGACCCCAATGGTCTTTATAGACTAGAGTTTCAGCTTCAAAGCCAGAAGGATCGTAAATATTATTTACTTCATAGATAGACCAAATAGATCTAAAGCTTGCATCGTCTTTAATCTTATCAAAGTAACTAAACTTAACATCAAAATCATCACTCATATAATCTCCTTAACATACGTTATTATATGCTAAATCCGAGTTACGGTCAAGCGTTACGTAACGGTCTAAGATGTGACTTATTTACTTTACAGCTGATCCATGAATTATACCAGGCGTTACTGTCTTCGAGTACAGCATGTAACATTTGCTCCTTGGCTTCCAAGTAGTTAGTTACGCCTTTAGATGGGCACAGATGAATTATTGTGCGCTTGAAATTGTGGTCACCGATGTTTGCGATATCGGTTTTGAGCTCATCAGAAGACGACCAATACGTCTTCCAGTCTGATTCGACTTTGTATGATTTACGTTTCTTATTAACTTGCTTTCGTTTGATAGACCAGAAAAACTTTTTCCCGATGTACTTCCTACCAGATAACAAGTTTTCGATAATGTAGACAAATCCATAATATTCTCCAGGTTCATAATAAGGTTCACCATTGTATAGCCAATCGGTCATTCGTAATCGTCCGATTCTTCTTCCTCTTCATTATCGATTTCTCCGCCACAGAATGGACAGAAATTTACTTCAAAATAAGACTCATCGAGAGAATGTTTTAACTTAAAATCTGCGTCACAGCTTGCGCATTTATAATGGTTATTAGCCAATTTGTTTTACCTCTACGTTACATTTTTCTAGAAATTTAATACCTTCTTCACTACGATATGTATCTCTGTAAAAAACCGAGTTAATTCCTGACTGATATATTAATTTTGCACACTCTAGGCACGGGGCATGGGTCACAAAAAGATCAGCCCCGTCAGTAGAATTAGATGACCGAGATACTTTAGCAATTGCATTAGTCTCCGCATGAAGTACTTCTGGCTTAGACTTCATAAGTACTGTACCAGTAAAGTCTTTATGTTTAATCATCTCACAAACGTTATCCCAGCCTGACGGCATACCGTTATAACCTATACCAATAATAGTATTATCTTTTACTATAACACAACCTACTTGAAGACGAACAGCGGTAGACAACTCAGCGTAGACCTGAGCTGCTTTCATGTGAGCATCAATATATTTCTTCTTCACGTTTCCATTTTCCAAGAGGGCATTCTGAACTAGGAAGGAGTGTTTTAATTTCTAAAATACAACAACACTCTTTGCAAAACATAGGAGATGCAAAACGCTCGCACGTCCTGCAGATCTCTATTCTTATTTCTCTAAGCTTTAAGCTGCCCGGCCCCATACGTCATCCCATGAACCGGTGTGAGCGGCTTTAGCATAATCAGTAGCACGGTTCTCAAAGAAGTTAGTATGAGTAGGAGCATTAATCATTTCTTCAACCCAGGGCAGTGGATTACGTTTAACTTTAAATATACCCTTCATACCTAATCCGATTAACCTACGATCGGCAATATAACGAATATATTTTTTAAGTTCATCTTTTGTTAACCCTTGCATTTCTACAATACCAAATGCTAGATCAATAAACTTATCTTCCATATCAACCATTGTTTCTGCAATGGTGTAAATACTAGATTTTAATTCATCATTCCAAATTTCATTATTTTCACTGATGTAAGTTTTGAACAATTTAAGCATTGACTCGGTATGAATTGTTTCATCAACAATTGACCATGTAACAATTTGACCCATGCCTTTCATTTTTCCTTGCCGTGGAAAATTTAACAGCATAATAAATGAACTGAACAATTGCATACCTTCAGTGAAAGCTGAGAACACTGCAATGTGTCTGGCAGTGTTTTCCTTACTACTATTTTGCTTAGATATATCCATTACATAGTCATGTTTTACTTTCATTGCCTCATATTCCATAAACTCATTGTACATGGCTTCAGGGAGACCAATGGTTTCAATCAGGTGGGAGTACGCGGCTATGTGAAGTGCTTCACGAGCGGCAAAGCCTAGTAGCATCATTCGTACTTCTGGTTGAGGGAAGTAAGGAAGATAATTATTTACGTATCCCCCAGCAACATCTATATCCCCTTGGGTGAAGAATCTAAAAATATGAGTAAGAAACGTTTTTTCTTCTTGAGTTAATTTCTTCTTCCAATCCTTAACGTCCTCTACCATTGGCACCTCGGTATGAAGCCAATGGCTTTGCTCATGCTTTAACCAGGCGTCATAAGCCCATGGGTAATTGAAGGGCTTAAACGATGTACGTTCATCTGTAAGTCTACTTTGATTTTTCTTTGACATTTTATTTTCTTTTAATTAATTCGTTTACAAATTCTAATAATAGTGTATGGTGTTTACCGTTGTGGTATTTACCTTTCATCCAACTGTAACTATCATACCAAAATTGCTCGCTTTCCGGATGACATCCAATCAACCCAATACGTTTTTGCATGATTGCCATAGGATCGTCATTGGCGTACTTTGCGATAATATCGTAGTAACCTGAACCAGTGAAAGCACAACCATCATACCAAAACATATTCATAGGTTCACCAAGCCATTCTACTTTAATGTTCTTTGCATGTGGCCTACGGGTATCCGTATTAGGTTGTTTAAGATATTGTACTGCATTGACTCTATCTAAAATATTAAGATAATGTTTACCTGCCCAGTAGGCCCCCATGCATATTCCAAGATAGTAGCCACCATTCTTAACATATTTAACTATTGACTCACCGTTATGTTTTAATAGCGTATCAAAAGAATCTGAATCACCAAAACCACCAGGTACTACTATTAAATCAACATTATCGAAGAAGTTGTCTTCTACAACATTTTTTGAAAAGAGCTTAAATTTATAATGTTTACCTAAAGCGTTTATAATACCGTTACTACTTTGTACTGAGCATTTAGGATCACATACAAATAAAGCTATTGTTTTCATCTACCCCTCACACGCAATGCACACATCCCCGTCAATCATTGCTTTCATATCTAACTCTTTAATTACTTCTCGTTCGATACGTTTTGATACTTTATCTGCCTTACCAATTTTCTCACTACGGCAATAATACAAGGTCTTAAGCCCTGACTTCCATGCAAGGAAGTGAACTGCATGTAGGTATTTAATATTGACATCCGGTCGGAAGAATAGGTTAAGTGATTGTGCTTGATCAACATACTCTTGACGGTCAGCGGCATGTTGTACTAACCAACGTTGATCGATCTCCATAGAGGTCTTAAAAACATCTTTTGTCCAGTCATCCATCCACGTAAGGTGTTGTACGGAACCATCATTTGCAATGATTGAAGACCAGATATCATTATAGTCATTTTGTGATACTATCTCCCCTTCACCCGAAAGATGTTTTTGGATAATTACATCTAACCATTTGTTTTTAGTCAGGTGAGACCCGGATAGAGTATCTTGACGATAGGCATTAGCACGGTATGGCTCGATACTAGGAGAAGTATTACCCATGATAATTGAACTAGAAGCATTAGGAGCAATAGCCATAAGGTGACTAAAGCGCTGCCCTGTCCCCATTGCATCAGGTGCCTCTCCGCGAAGTCTTCCAAGTTGTTGATTAGCTTCATTTAGTTCTTGTCTGATGTGTTTGAAAATTTGTTTATTTCTTCCGACGGCCATAGGCGATTCAAAAGGGATTCCGCATCGTTGGAGATAAGCATGAAAGCCCAGAGCACCGACGCCAATAGAGCGCTCCCGTGTGGCAGAGAACCTTGCACGCTCAACGGTGGTAGGAGCATTATCGATAAAATACTGAAGTACATTATCAAGCATTTCTGCAACATCACGAAGGAATAAAGTATCATTTTTCCACGCATCATA